AAACAATGCAGCAGTTGCCCATGCCATTGCTTGTAAAATCATAGTGCGAAACCTCCTAGTAAAGTTATTTCGGTGCTGGTCGTTGGCCTGGCCGCCAACCTGTATCTGTGCCTTTGAGTTGTCCTGTAAACGCAGGTTCTGCTCTACCCTTCATATCATACTTATCTCTGTATGTAAGGGACGGCGCAAACAAGGCAATCCATTCCATAATTCTTTTTTTGATTTTTGCGTTATCAATAAGTGGTTGCTTTGAGTTTTTAACTTTAAAGTATTTAAAGTCTTTGATATTCACAGCAACCTCTTTATCTTTTCCTGCAATACCGTATCCGCCTTGAACTCCAACTCCTGCACCTGTTAGCTTAGATGTTACAAAAGTCTTTGTTTTATCTTTGCCACCAAGAATTAAAAACACTTCGCCGTTAATCTTTTTCGGGTAGTTTTTGTATATCATATCAAACATATTTACCGCTGCACCTTCATGGGTACGCACCAATAAGTCCGATGTAAGTTTGCGCTCTCTGCTTAGATTTTGCTGAATCGCCACTCGGTAATCGGTAAGAATCCAAACGATGTGAATATTTTCTGGTTTGTATCCTGCTGTTAAAATCAAGGGAACAAGATAGTTGTCAAAATCGTTTCGATCCTTTAAGGTTCTGTCTAGTATGATATTTGGAAGAGTGTCCCACTTATCACCCCTCGGCAGATTTTTAACATTGTTTAACAGTGAACCTATTCTGCGATGGTCAAGATCAATTTTGTTTACATACTGGTGAAGTTTAGACACAGCTAATGGACTGTAATCCAAGTTCTTAATATCTTCAGGAGTGGACTTTAGTTTTTGAACCTTTTTCTTTAGATCGTCCACATCATATACCTTGTATGATGCTGAATTTATAAAATGGTCAATAGCAAATCCTTTACCACTTCCTGCGCCACCTGCAAAAAAGATAACCTGGCCATAGTTTTTGTTGCCTCCAACTATGGCCAGGGTTTCTTCTAAATTCTGTTTCAGCTCTGTGTAATTCATCTACCCTGTATTTATACTTAGGCAGAGTGTGAGATTATTCAGTAATGAGTCGCAAATTGGGTTGTGTAATGGTCTTTTCAGGCACAACAAGATCACTAACAAAATTAGTGTATTCTGACTCTAGTTGCGCTTGTGGTTTAACTGTGAAAAAGGTTGCTTCCTTTGGTACAGTCACTCCGTTTCGGGTATCCGCATACATGAGCCATGGCATAAGAGCAAGTTGACCTTTTCCCGCCGGCACAAGCATTGCAGGCTTCTTTAGCAAGAATCCGTTCGGGGTGGTTGCATGATCGGCAGGGTACTGAGAAACTGTGGAAACAACATCTTCGCCGCTTCGCATTCGCACAATAATAATTCCTAATTTTTCCATTGGTAGTGATCCTTGATAGAGGTTTACATGAACAGTGATTCGGTATACAAATTTTGTAGTATAAGTTTTAGTTTGTTTGGATTTTCTAGTGTGAGTTGGTCAATTTCATGATTGATCAGAGTAAGGGTGTCTTTAGATATATCAACTTCTTCTGATACATCACAACCTAGAGTTTTATCCTCGATTACAGTCACCCCATATGTTTCCACAGCGTTCAGGCCTTCCATGAACGCGTCAAACATTGCAGGGTACAGTTTTTTTACAACTCGTACCCGCACAAAACATTTTTTGTACTGATCAAAATTAGGGGTTGGTCGGTAATCATTATCGTTGTCGTTGTAAAAAATTTCTTCAAAAATCTTGTTAGGGTTCGGGACAAACTCCATGTTGCGAGTCTCTGTGTCAAATATATGAAATCCTTTTGGTTCGTTTAAGTCACCAAAAGTAATCTGATACGGAGTTCCCAAATAGTGAACATTGCCTTTGCTGTGCTTGCAGTGAAAGTGTCCTGAATACACCGATTCAAATTTACTCAGTATATTAGCGTCTAGTCCGTGATCAGAAGTAATGCCTCGAAGAACCTCATACCCACACAATTCAAGGTGTCCTAATGCAATCTGTGCAGAGGTTGTACGAATACACTCCTCACTCTCCTCCTGATTGTTTTTATTAATCCACGGCAGGAGCAAAAATTCTGTGCCACCAATAGTCTTGGTACAAGGGGATTCTATAATATCAAACAGATCGGATTTTGCGTGAACTCCAAACAGTTCGGTAACCGAATTAATATCACTTGTGTTTTTAAAATAGGTGTCATGGTTTCCTAGCAGGAGAGTGGTGTGAATACCGTTGTCTAGTAGGGGTTCAATAAACCGTTTTCGGGTTTCGTGCAGCACAGCAAAATTAACAAACTTGCGACGATCCATAAGATCACCAAGATGAATCAATTCTGTGATTCCGTGTTTCTTTAGATACGGAAAGAATACTGTGTCCACAAAGGTAAAGAAGTGGTGCATGAAGATTGGTGAATCGGATCTAGCACCAAAATGAGTATCACATAGTATAGCAATTTTCATTACATTATTCTTTTCTGTACTATAATCCTACCACAATCTGCGTATAAAGCAAGCTTTATTTTAGAAAAATGTCCAATTTTCTCTCTTTATTTACAGGGGTTTTCTTTTTTAAAATTGCCTTTTTACCTGTTTTAATGGGTTTTTTAGGTGTTTCCGCAGTTCTATCAATTTTAATAATTGGGGTTTTATCCTTTTTCACCCCTTTATTCTCAAAGGTTTCCACATCTTTTAAACTTAACAGCATCATATCCTGTACAAGAGGATCTTCTCTTCCCATTGTTTCTGCATCAAACGGTTCAGGAGACTCTTTTTTCTCCAACCAATTCTTAAACTTGCCTGTTCTATCATTCTCTTGCAATTGCTTGAGTTTAATATACAGTTGCTTTTTCTCTTTTTGAATGCGGCGAAGAAAAGCATAAAAGGTAATCTGAGTAAAAAACGAAAACGGATTCTTGCTTTTTCTTGGATTAAAGTTGGTTGCGTACATGCAGCAGTTTTCAATTGCATCAGAAATCATCTCTTCCTTGAAAGGATAGTTTGTGAAATTAGGTTTCTTGGCCAGATTCAATGCTATGTCCATAAAGCACTGACCAATATAGTTTCCCATTCCTATTCGGGGTGTTCCTGCTTTATCAGATTCTTTGATTTGCTTTTTGTAGGCAACCAACTCTTTGAAAAACAGTTTGTTGTCGATATAGTGTTCTTTTTTTGCTTTTTCTTTGCTCATAATGTATTGCTCTTTCTTGGGTTATAAAAATGTTGTGAAAAATCTGAGAATTATGTTGAATCAAGAGTAAATGTGGTCTAAATATCGGTGCCTGGTTTCAAACAACTAGCTTATTAAATACTATTAGATAGCTAATACGCAGAATTTAATACCCAACCTCATCTTCCGAATCATCCTCTTCGGTATCATCATCGTGTTCTGATTCTTTTTCATTAGTATCATTATACTCTTTATCAAATAAATTACCACTAGAATCTTCATTTATTTTTGTATCATCTCCGCCGTAGAATTGTTTTGTGATATTTTTAAATTCATCACTAATCTTATTCATGTCTGCTTGTAGTTTTGCTTCATTGTAATCCTCAAGTATTTCCGCATCAGGTGTTGCTGTGGTAATGATAGCGTCCATAGGAATAGTGAATATGCTGTCAGAAGAGTAATCCAACCATTCTCTTAAATAGATAGACACCTGTTGTATTTCTTTCTTTTTATTCATAACAGGTATGGTAAGAATCTGCATAGGAGAATCCACAGACAATACAGTAACTCCTGTGGTGGTATCCGTATTTCTATCAAGAATGGTACAGATAATAGTTTCTCCGCTTCTAAATCTAATCAATCGTGGGGTTGGTGGCATCAGCATCGCAGGTCTCCTTTATAGGTAATTTAATCATACGAAAGTTAAATCCTTCTTCAGAATATATTTTCACTCTTTCCACAAAGTGTTTGAGTGTGTGATTCTTTCTAGTTTTCCAGCGCATATCATCAGAAATATCATACAGTTTTGCTTTGGTTTTCTTGTCACTCTTTCTAAGTTGTCTGCCAATAGATTGGAGTACACGAATCCTACTCTTAGAAGGTGAAGCAAATATAATATTCTTCAAAGATTTAATATTGATTCCTGTGGAAAAAGTTCCGTAAGAAGCAACAATAATTGCATTCTCTTGGGTTTCTGTGATTTGTCGAACACTCTCTCGATACTCTGCTTCGGTTTCACCGTGTACAAAGAACACAGCACGATTCTTTGCCATTGCGGCGATCATTCCGTGCAGTGGTTTACCGTGCTTTTCCACAAACTGAAACAAGACAAGAGTGTTGCCTTTTGTTGACACTGCAAGTTTAGTTATAAATTCGTTTCGGTATGGGTTGCCCACAAGATACTCTAACTCTTCCTGATAGGTTGCTTTTTTCATGGCATTACAGACTGTCGGCGGGTAGTTCAGAATAACACAATCAATTGCTAGTTCAGACAGCAGTTCCTTTTCTTGCAGTTCTTTTGTGGACGCAATCTTACACACAGAACCGAACAGGCCTTCAATACACAAGCGATGTGTTTGTGAGCCGTCAAGAGTTCCTGTAAGAGCAATTCTGTACGGACATTGAGTAAGTTTAGACATGATTGATGTAAGAGATTGTGCCTTGAACAGGTGTGCTTCATCTCCCAATACCACCTCGAATTGATCAAAGTAGGATTTAGGTAGGGTGTATATGGATTGCCATGTGGAAACCACAACCTGACGAGCATCCATTTTCTCCTGACCACCGTAGATTACATGGCAGTTTCGTTCCACATCCCAATCGGAATTAGAAGAGTAGTCTCCAAAGTCATACTTCATTTGCGATACAAGAGAGATAGTGGGAACTATGATTAGAATTTTCTTGTCTGCGGATATTCTTTCCTGATACCAACGAATAAGAGAGTAGATAATTAATGATTTGCCACTTGCTGTTGGTGACAGCAAAAGAGCTCGTTGCTTGTTTATAGAAAGAGACACAGCATCAATCTGATGTTGGTGTGGTGTAATAGGTTCACCCTTCGCACGAAGGTCTAATGATTTCATCCAGTCCACAATTTTATCTGTGGGAACTGCTTCAGGAGTCTCTGCTGATTTAGAGTATTTAACTGAGTACCCTCGTTCTTTTGCAAACACCTCAAGGTACTCTATCAGGCCAATATACAGCAATCCGTTAAACGGAGAAAACAATCTGATCTTTCCATCCCAATGTTTTGCTTTATATGCAGGAGTAAACTTTGCATTAGGTACATCAAAGGTAAAATACTCTTGTATTTCCTTGGCAACAGCAGCTTCGGTTTCTAGTCGAGCGTGTACTGTGTTATGACATAATACAGATATCACTTCCATCCCTATATTTAGGGTGGAAAAAACTACCTGTTTTAGGGTTAGTTCACTCCTTGAGTAAACTTTCGCCACTCAATAGCATTTCGTAACATCCAGTGTCGTTGCATGATTAGTTTAAGAACGGACTCCAAGTAATCCACTTTTTCTTGCTGCAAGGCAATTTTAGATTCAGATTCAATTAAGTCTAGGTCTGCGCCAATATAGAGGGGAACATCCTGACGCATAACTCTAGTTTGAAATGGAGGCCAACCAAATTCTTCTAACTGTTCCTGACTCATCTTGCCAGTATAGTATTCCCATTTTTGACGATTCAATACCCTGTGATTCATCTGTTGCTTGCGTAACACAAGACGCTCATCATGGAATATGTTTAAATACTTGTTGTGGAGTTGTGGAATTTTAGTGGACTCTGTGGCAAGTTCGGTATTGTCAACCACCATATCTTTTTCCACAAGTTCTCGTATTTTTTCTAGATTCATAAAGGTATCATACCACGGATAACCCAAAAGTCAAATTAAACGCCAGGTTTACCAGGTGGATCTAATTCTTCTCCACTATTTGCCACACCAGTTTCTGTATAATTGCTAGTATTTTCTGCCGTGTATTTGTTATAAAACACCTGTAATCTATACTTACTGTCTGTATTTCCCCATGCAATTATTTGATTTTGAATTTTTGATAAATTTACTCCAAAGGCCGGCCCAAAATCAAGACCTGTTGTGGTGTTTCCAGAGGACTCTAAACCAACTAATAACGGTTCTGTTATTGTATTAGCACTATTTTTGTATATTACAAAACGAGCAGAACCCGAATCTCCTGACACCCAATTATCAAAAAA